TCTTTCAGGAGTTCTTCCTGTCTGTCGCGAGAGTCACTCTTGACGTTAAGACCGATAGCAGCTTTTGCCATTTTGATACCGGGAATTTTATTTATTGTATTACCAACAAAATCAGGAAGAATCTTTCCACCAAGTGCGCCAAGATTGAGGAAGTCTGGCAATATTGCCGAACCAATTGCACTAGCCATCTGGACAGGATTTATATTTGAATTCAAGACATCTATTGCAGAATTTTTAAATCCAGTAAGACTCAATCGATTCTTTACAGTGCCAGTATTTCTTCCGGTAAAACCGGAACCACCACCAATAAAACCAACACCAAATCTTTCTTTAACAAGAGCATCTGAAGCGCGTTGATTCAGTTCTGCGGTCTTGGCAGTGAATTCGCCAGCAATCCCTTCAAGCGAACCCTTTCTGCCTTTGGTGTTTTGCCCTGCAGCGACAGCGCGCATGTTGTCTTGGAATACTTCTGAACGAGCTGTATAAATATCGGTCATTATTGAGCCGACTACGCTCTTGATTGATTCCCTTGCTTCTTTTGCTTTAGCACGAATTTCATTAACTCCACCCATAATTCCGCCAGCTACAAGACCAAGTGCTGCACCAACAGCTGCACCTGGACCACCGCCAAGCATCATCCCAAGCGCTGCTCCGCCGGCTGCCCCAGATAGGGCACCCTTTCCTGCTCCACGTGCCTTCATTGCACCACCGATACCGGCGACAGCAAGACCGGCCATGGGATTAATCATTCCGATAGTTCCACCAAGGGCCATCGCTCCACGCATTTCTTCTGGGGCGTACTGACTCGCCAAACCAAGAGCCAGGGCCGTACCCATCTTTACGCTTGCACGTTCGTTGTAGCCCTTTATGCCGAGCTTTTCATTACCCATAATCTTCGCACCAAAAGCAGATTCCGAACGATTAAATCTCATTCGTTGCCTAAATGTCTTAAGTCTGTCCATCTTTTTCATGTCCGCTGAGTATTCAGGCTTTGTAAATTTTGTATCACCAAGCGGACCAGAAGCTGGACCATTGTAGAAAAACCCAGGGGACGGAGTTGCCATTGGGGTTTGTCCTTGACCTACATTCATGTTCATTTGGTTTAGCTGTTGCGGCGTCAATTGTCTACCAGTTGAATCTGTGACAAACGGTTGCCCATTTCTACCACTTGCAAATCCTGGCGCTACTGGTCCACCAATCCCTGGGCCAGTTACATTTACGCTCTGCGCTGTTACATTCATGGTCCCTGTAGCAGTAGGTAGGAATCCACCTTTTGTTGCAGACATCGCCCTGCTTCCGACAAACATTGCAACTAGTGGAAGAAGGGCTCCAAACATGTTCATCTTTGAACCCATTGTCATAAGTTTTGTCATGAACTCGAACACTTGTCGTACGCCACTGAGGATGTCATTAATAATTGGAAGCGCTTTAAAGAAGGCCTCTTTCAATTTCATGCTGAACTCAGATGCGGACCGTATTATTTCGCCAACACGTGTTCCGAATTCAAGAACATCATCGCTATTAGTCGTAAGCAAATCATTAAACAGCGTAAAGTTTGATGCGCCGTCTTTGATGGCTTCCCAGATTGGCTTGAAAGCCGATTCAAGTACTTTCGCTCCCTGAATGAACGGACGCATTGCATCAACCATTTTGCGCCACCCGCCCTGGAAGCGGTCCCACCAACCGCTCAACCTATTCCCCATCCCCTGGGCCAGCGGAAGATATTTTTGAATGATATTAACCATCCCCGAACTTATTTTGTCAACCGCAGAAACCAGTCCATCCATGAAAGTTCCAGTTCCGAACTCTGAAACAATTCCAGTAAGTTGACCGAGGTCACGTTGGATAATCTTGAAGATTTTCTGCATTGCAACTTTTGCTGGCTCAAGGAATGTCAAACCAAAGTCTGCAAACTGACCCTTAACAAGATTAAAGAACGTCTTAATTTGTCCTATTAGTGTTTGGTTGACCGCATCGAATTGTCCTGCGACACCGCCAAGTTTTGCTAACTCACCAGACATAAGAAGCTGTTTTAGTTGGTCTTTTGTTTTTACGTTTGCTTTCTTTAGTGCGTCTTGCATTTCTGGGCCAACAGCTTTTGCTGCAGCAGTCACGTCTGCAAGGCTCTTTTTCTTATCCGATAGAGCCGCTATCACTGCTCCAACCTTTTCAGCCGCTGCACCAGGGTCCTGACCTGCTGCGCCAAAATCCATCAATGCCTTGAATAGACCCGTACTTGCATTTATCTGCGGCGTAGTCATCGTTTTCGACATGGTTGCATACGCCTTGTTAAGGTTTGCTACACCAAGTCCGGCAAGACTCGCATCCATCTGAAGGGCACGCATAGCCACGCGAGCCTGACTTAATCCGCTGCCGAACTCTTTTGCACCCTTACCGCGGTATGCGTACATAGCAGCCTGTTGCTCACGCACAGCAGCAGCAGCCGTTGCTATAGCTACTGTTGCTGCTGCAGCACCACCGGCAAGAACCTGCATTGCACCGGAATACGCTTTGACAAGACCTTTGCCAACAATGAAAAGCCCGTGAATACCTATCATTGCCGCACCCATCAGGGCCATCTCCGCAGTAACAAGTTTGAGGGACGTCATCAAAAACTTCTTGAGAACGCCACCGAGCATTTTTACACCCTTATCTAGAAGGTCAAAATGGCGTTTCATTTTTCCAGCTCGGTTGCCGAATGCATCCATTCGTTCAGCTGATTGTCTTAGGTATTCATTTACATCACTACGCCCAGAACTGAATTTTCCCGCTTCACGCTTTAGTCGTCTTATGGACTGCGTGGTCTTTTCAATTGCTGTAGTCCTTGCGTCTACATCAATTTTTATGACGATTTTCTCGTCTGCCATACCTTTACTGCTCCGTGTGAGTTTTTAAGTCACGTGAGTGTAAAAGCGGCCGAGCTATGCAGTCGGGAACTGCTGAGTCTTCGACTTTCGCTCTTGCTCTTCGCGGTCGTTTGCTATAACTTTAGCACAGGCAAGCCTTATGAACCAGTCAGTCTCGTCGCAATCTAGAAGCCTGAGTGGGTCTGTACCAAATAACTCGCCAAGCCTGGCGGCGGTTTTTATTTCTGGCTCATCGACTAGTTCGTCGAAGAGCCCCTCGTAGGGTCGACAGCGTCTACCGTATCCGAGAATCCGGCAGCATCAAGGATTGCCAAAGCGGCAGCCTCAACGTGCGGGTCGACACCGAAGAATGCTCTTACGCAGTCTGGGAGGGGACGGCTTGTCTCTGTCATCTCCATCATGAGCGGAGAGGCAAACGTAATCTCGTTGCCATTATCGTCAAAGACTTCCTCGCCCTCCATCTCGATTCCAACCGTCGTATGACCGATAACCATGCAAGCGAATTTTGTTGCATCAAGGCCATTGCGGGAATCTTCGCCAGCCTGTTTGCGCCAATTGCGCATCTGATTCTGGGTAATGTTTGGGCTAATACGAACGTGTACGCCTGGACGCTCTGGCACTTCCAGTAGAACAACTGGACGCTCAACCTTCTTGGTCACAACTTCACGCAGTCGCGAAAGTGCTGTATCGGTCTTTGGTGCAGCCTGCTCAGGCTTTGCCTGTTTTGCTTTTGCTGCAGGGGCCGATGGGGTGTCTTCTGTGCTGTAAAGGCTATTGTCGCTCATATAGCAAAACCTAGCACAGCCACCGCACTATTAGTGCAAGTACCGTGTCTAGGTTTTACTTAATTACGAAGTTGGTGACTCGACGTCCTGAATTGCAAATGTCATTGCAAATGTTGCAGGAGCGCCTGATGAAGAATCGCCGTCCGGCTCGGTGATTCCAACAAGTAGAGCCTTGTAGTAGACACGGTCCGTCCCAGGAACTGCCAGGTCGCAGTCAAAAACCTGAATCGTGATGTCGTACTCAGCGCGGCCAACTAGCGGACGGAGACGGGCAATCTTTTCTGCAATTCCCGTACCGAGGTCGCTTTGAACTCTGTCTGAGTCGTAGTGCGCTGTCAGGGTAATGTCGCCGATTTCTGATGGGGCGCAAAGAACCGTCGGACGGAGCTTGCCACCTTCGTAAATCTTTTCGACAGAAGCCGTGATTTCGCCACCTGAAACCTGAGCGAACTTGAAGTTCGTCCACTTCGGGTGTGACTGGTTGACTGGGACTATGCTCCCAAGTACCTGCCTCTGAGAAACCTTTGTATTTGGCATGCTTTATTCCTCCGTTAGACGACTGACGCCGTAAGGTTTGACTTGATAATGTCGACTTCGATTTTGTCGCCAACACCGCTGACGCGTAGGCCGACCTTTGCTTTCACAGTGCCACCGGCAAGCTGTGAAGTTGGGTTTAGCTTGGCATCGCAGCGGACTGTGAAACCTGAGTCGAGCTTTCTTCCGTTTGCATCGTATGCCTCGAACAAGGCACCAATGTCACGGAGAGGAGAGAGAATCGCAATCAAGCGTGACTCAACAGCGCTGAAGATTGTGTTTCTTCCATCGATGCTGCTGAAGACGAGGTCTTCGAGACTTCTCTGAGCCTCAACAACAACATGGTTGACAGTGTCTTGCTGGGTGATGAACCTGAAGTTATCTTCGTCAGATGAAAGTGAGCGCGCTCCGTAGATTCGAACAGAGTTCTGAATCAAACGAATTACGTTTACGTATGCCTCGTCGAGAGCGTCGCCAGTTGTCTTGTCGATGTCCGACTTAACACCAGATACGAATCTTGCTGCTGACAGAAGACCAGCGGCTGGGACATGTGAACCAGTCTGGTTGTGAGCAACTGCACGCTTTGCTGCAACATAGCCATCCGGCGGGATGAATCTTGTTACACCATTTGTAGTTGTCGGAACCTCGACCCATGGATAGTAGAGGGCAGCATGTTCTGCATTGTCTCCACCCTGAATGTCGAGTGCTCTTGTCTCTGCATCTGAGGATGTTGCTGTTTCTGCAACGTGCAGAATTGCAATTCTGTTATTTGTATTTGCATGAACAACGAGGTCTTCACTCATTGTAAGCGTATGGTCCTCTGGGCAAGCAACTGCACCAGTCCCATACGAGTCCAAGAACAAGTCAAGTGCGTCTGCATAGTCGCTCTGCGTTACTGATGAGCGGTCATCATCTCCAGCCGAAAGGGCCTGGGCAGAAACTGTTGCAGGACGAGTTGTTGCATCTGGGTTTGCTGTCGCAGTTACGTATCGCGAAGCAACCGAGCTGAGATTGATTCTTCCAGCAGCCTGGGCAACAGTTGATACTGTTCCTGTTGTATAGATTGTGTCTCCGGCGTAAGCAAGAGAAACCTTGAATGTGTCTGCACTTGGATGCGTGACAGTCACTGTTACGTCATCGCTCCATGCCCCAGCGCCATTTGCATCAAGTGTAAGAACTGTTGATGCAGACTGACCACCTGTTCCTAGAAGAGCCTTGGTGCCAACTGTCGCCGCGCTACCTACAACACGTGCTACATAGCACTGTGTGCCGCCCTCTTCGAAAAATGTCTCAACGGTTGGGTGGAGGTATGCATATGACTGATACTCACCAAATGTTGCTTCGAAGTCAGCGATGCTCTCTACAAGCACTGCCTCATCTGAAGGGCCACGCTCTGCGAGGCCGACGACGAACAGCTGCGACGACTCGCGAACGGTCGTTGCTGAAGGGCCTGTTCTGACTGCTGTTGAAATGACTACACCGGGCATTGGACACTCCTGTTGCTCGTCTACGGTTTGGGTATCCCGCTATCGAGTTCAATTGTACAGATGAAAGTAGATTTTCTAATGCAACTGTTCAAAAGAACTACTGTAAACGGATTTTTTATTTAAACTCTTAAAAATCATGCCTCATCCTCAACGAATGTTGGCAAATCTTCACCAATCGGCGTTTGGCGAGCTTCGAAGTCAAACTCTGCAACTTCGCCGATGGCTTTTCTGCTTACAACCTCATCAATTTGCAACGTATAGGCAACGTACGACCCAGCAAGGAACCTGTCTCCTTTTAGAAGCGTCAGGTCTGAAAATTCCTCCCTCATCGTCGTCTCGTCAATCATTGCTTGAAAAGAATTCCTTGAATCATAAGCATTTAGGCATGGTCTATCTAATAGCGCTGAACGAACGACAGTAGTCAATCGGTCGCGCATTATCGTTGCCTCTTCTGCTCCGCCAGCCCTAACCCATACATATGTTCTCATGGCGTAATCAACCCTGTACAAAGGGTCTGGGCCATCATGGCCGATTCTTTCCATTTTGCTGGTGGAAATGGCAATTGTTATAAGCGTTGGCCAGTTGTCCATAGCGATTGGCTCATGGATAAAAAAATCAACCGGGTCGGGGAGTGTTATGTCGTCAACATTCCAGCCGTTTCTATAATCAATTATTCTGAGAGGAATATCAGATTTAAGATATTCATTGACATAGCTTTTCGCAAACTGTGGGCCGTGCATTAGGTTCATATGATTGCGTCCTCACCAAGAACAATGTATTTAGCCATCGTCACTCCGAGCTCCTTCGGGAACTCACGCGGAGTGAACACAATCTGTCTTTTCGGCATTTTTGTTGTTCCGTATTGATGAAATTTTGCATATTCGACAGATGTACCGAATGTCGCTGTGTCCTTGGAGATGATGTTTGCAGCTGAGTCGCTCAAGCTGGTAAGGCTTCTAAATAATCTGCCAGTCTGACGGAGCATTCCTGTTCCTGGGTAATTACGCGCCTTCCAAGCTCCATACTCTGTATCAAGTGGCTTCCACGGCTGACCAGTTGGCAACCCATTTGCGGCGAAGTTTGCAGCATTTGCGGTTTCCAGATAGCCCTTTGTCCATCGGAAGACTGGGCGCATATCGCCGATTCTGTCATCCATTTTATCGAGAAGGTCAAGAACATCGTCTGCTTTAACCTCAACCTCAATTGTGATGCGGCCTTGGACCCTAGCCATTATGCAACTCTTACTCTTCTGTACCTTTTCAAAGCCATCAGTTCACGGTCTGTAAATCCTGTTTCAAGCGGTGCAACATTTCTTGTATTCAAGTCTTTAACACCGACAACATCGTCATGCATGTTTTGCATTTCGCGAGTCGCAGCTCGCAGAATCATCAATTTAAACGCGGGAATATTTTCTCCATCAAGACCAGCTGTGTAGGTAACAGTAACAACATCGTTGGCCATGCCGTAGAAGTAGTCAATGCCGTAACGACGAACAATGTAATCCTTCTCTGCTTCGAGTGTGCGCAAAGTTCCGAATTGCGGTTTAACAGTTACGGTTTCGACCTCAACGACAGGGGAGTTGCGGAGATAAATAGTTTGTGGTGGCTCGGAATACGTAGTTCCCTCTATTGGACTTGATGTAGTAAATGAGTCATTTACTGGCCGGTCAACAGAGAGCAGCGTACCCATTGGAACACCTACGTGGCCAGAATCAAGCACATATTCTTCGGTGAATTCAGTTGGCTCTACTGGGCGACGAAGGTATGCCTCCAACTCGCTCTGTAATCCATTAAGGACAAGTTCTGCCGCATCTTGCTGACGCAGCGAAAGAGATATGTCCATGTATGTAACTAGTTCTTGGACGGAAACGAGCATGACTCACCTTTGCTACAAATTTTCAGTCCAATTGTAGCACTTCAATATTTAGCGCTCTTTTATTTAAGAGCTGAACTAATTATCTAGAACGACGAGTTGCTTTCTTTGCAGCCTTCTTAACTGGACGAGCTTTCGCTGCTTTCTTGGCTGCCTTCTTTGCCGGTCTGGCTTTCTTCGCAACTTTCTTAGCTGCCTTCTTTGCCGGTCTTGCTTTCTTTGCTGCCTTTTTAGCAGCCTTCTTGGCCTCTGCTGCTTTCCGCGCTTTTGCTGCAATTCTGTCTGACTCCCTAAAGAGCCGGTTATATTTCTTGGCATTCAGTTTCTTCTTGCCAGTTACCATCGCTTGCATTTCCTTGAAAATTGCGCGTTGCCTTGCTCGGTCCTTCGCTGTGGCACCAGTTCCTTCATTTATGGTCTTAAGTTTGCGGAGTTCTGCTGCCCCTCTTTTTGAAACCTTGCCCCGATTTTTAATTTCTTTCTCTCTACGAGCAACGTTAGCTGCTACGTCTGCAAGAGTCGGTCCCTGGATTAGCTGCGGCATGTCGATTTTCCTTATTGTTGACGGATTGACAAAATTATTGTACCACTATCACCTATCTGCGTTTGGCGGTCTCTCCACAACCGACCCGCTGTCAACAGTCCCTGCTGGAGCCTCGATTGGGACCCATGCACGAGAATACGTATGTTCAGCTATTTTTCTTGTCTTAATTATTGATGCCTCAAGCATTACCTCAAGTTCATCCGTCTTCATGCAAAGCAATGAGTCAAATTCATTGCGGCCATACTTACCAGACTGCTTAAGTTTGCGAACAATATTCGATACCTTTTTTACAACAAGATTTCCACGCCCCCTATTGAGGCGTAGATGCATCATCATTGCAGACAGGCTGTCGCAATCATGCTCTATAACGGGAACCATATCCCCATGCAATTCCGAAATCCTGGATACATTCAACAAAAGAAGAAGACGCTCGCTTCCATCAATAACTTCTTTTGTTGTGGAACGAATATGAATTGGTTCGATAAAGCCAAATTCCATAAGCGATGCAGACAGAACCAACAGGTCCGGCCTTAGTATGTGGGTTGCTTTCCAGTCCGGAATTTTAAGACTTTTCGCGTCTACATAATTAATATTCAACTTTTTCATCTTGTTCCTCTGTGCTTTGGATAGCCCTAACTGTATGGGCTCTTGTTTTTGGTCCAACTGGAGTTGGAGAGTTTGTATCAAATTGATTAAGAAGAAGCGTTCTAATTAGGTAGTTCAGTGGATAGCCATTTGGGTCTATTGCGTGCTTTTGTCGAAAACGGGAAACAAATGTCTTTGCAGAACGAGCAGCTTCTTCTCCAATTATAAAGTCATTTATAAAATCAGAAGCTCCAGAAAATCCATTCTTTGCATATTTGTCAATCAACTTTTCAACATCAAAATCCTTCCATATTCTGCGTTGCGCATCAATATGTGGAAAACATTCAACAAGTTTGTCGTAGAACTCTGGTTCAGTAGCTATTACGTCTCCGATTCTCCTAATTGCTATCGAGTGAAGCGGTATTCCAACTCGAGTGTTGCTTCCGGTTAGTGCGGCAAGGTCGTAATACTCGCAATAATCAGCGCCGTGTTCTTCGACTATGAACTTGAAAACATCATCCGTATTCCAGTCATAAATTACTTTTGCAAACTTTAGAGGTATTCCTCTTTTTAGTTTGTACGGCGTAACAATGTAATTTTCATGAAGTTTTTGCACTATTGAGCGATATCTAACCATTGACTCGCTGGCTCTTACTCCAGTTATAAATGCAGTATTTCCAACTTTTCCCTGCATTGTGTACAAATCGGTCTGTTCGGGGAGTGACATTGCTGGATTCAGTCCAAGTGTTTGTGCGTTTATTGCCCACGGCGGCATTGGCCGCACCCATCTACCCTCACTCCCGCGTACACCGCCCCACAAAAGAATTCTTTCTCTTTTGCCGAGAACCCACACTTCTGCAATAAATGGCAGGCAATACCACTCCATATCCACCCAGTCATAATTGCGGACTTTTTCAACATATTCAATCGTTTTCGGACTCACCATTTCTTCATCTCTAAAAATGACTTTTACCGGACCAAGACCTCTCTCTTCATGCACCTCCTTCGCGAGCAAAAGAGCGGCAGTTGAATCTTTTCCACCAGAAAATTGAACGCAGACCGTATCAAATTGGTCATATACATGCCTAATTCGTTGACGAGCGGCATCAACGCACGACATATCCAGGAACATTCGCTGACGCGTCATGGCATGTGCGAGTCAATAAAATTGATTAACTTCTCTGCGGTAGTCGAGCCATCGATACCAGGGTCAGCACGTAACCATTTTATGAATTTGTACCACACCGCTTGCTGGTCGGCATCGTCAAAAACAATTACGAACTGAACTGCGGCTTTTGGCGCAGCACCAGGGACGGCAATAGTTGAACCTCTTGTGGCAACATCATTTTGGTCAATATTCGATGGGGCAACAATTCTGTTTTCTCCATCCTTGTCGGTTTTAACCATTGTCTGCAATGAAGAAATAGCTTTTTCATATTCACGTTTTGATTGTTCAAGTTCTTCTGACTCTTCAAAATCTTCATCTGAAAAAGTATCGTTTTCCTCAATTATTGCAGATGTTTCAATTGCCGCAATTTCAAATTCATCCCAGCCCAAGTTTTCTAAAAGCTCTGGGTAATAATCGCTTATGTCAAGAAGCATTTCTGATAGCAACTCTGGTTCTGTATAGCCAAGTTCCATCGTCCTGTTATCGGCAAGAGCAAATGCAATTGCACGCTTGTCATCAGCTTCAAGATAGACAACGGCAATCTCATCCCAACCAAGTGCTCGCGCTGCTTCTAGCTGGTGGTTACCTGCTATTACGGTCGCGGTGCCATCGTCATTTTTTCTTGCAACGATTGGTTTTACTTGACCGAACTCTGCATAAGAAGACATGATTGCTTCGACGTTTCCAACTCGCGGATTTCCATCAAGCGGAGAAAGCGAATCAATATCAACAGCCATAGATTTTAGAGATGGATGAATGTTGTTCATACCTGTACCCTCACGTTTGCATTTAGCGTTCTCATTGCGTCAATTGATGTGCGTAACGATAAAAGTGATTCACGCTTTGTTTTGACTAGTGCCTCAGCAATTTTGTAGTCAAACGCCATTTGGTCGAGCTTGTAATCAGCCCAAGCCTCACGCTCTTTGATTGAGCCTTTCGCCGACAAGTATTCTTTTGCCCAGTTGGATTTATAGTCAGCTTCTTTTTTTGCCGCATCAACAGCAAGTACTTCGAATTTCTCCGTCTCGGCCTCGAGCGCATCAATTAGGCGAAGCAACTCTTGTTCAATTTCGACTTGACTAATAGGGTTATTTCTCATAAATC